CTGGCTTCATGACACAGGGCTCATGAGGGAAACCAAGATCAATCATCATCTTGCAGAGAGGATCCTTTTGGTCTGCACGCACGGTACGAATGTAGTATTCGTTGTGACGAGCGTGAATACCAGAAGCGGCATCCACAAGTTGTGACACCGTTCCACTGGGTTTGACACATGTTATGGCGGCAGCCTGATTAATCTTGATCTTCTTTGCCCATTCTTTGTTGGTATCAATAGAAATCTGACGCAAGCCACCAAGCAATTTTTCAAGGTGTTCATTTCCACCATACATCATTGGATTGTCCATGATGCCAGTCAAGGAAACACCAAGCAGAGCTTCTTCTTCACAGTTCTTCTTCCATTCTGATGAAAGATATGGGAAATGAGTCAATGATGCTTGGAAAGTCCCGAGAACGCTGGCAAGTCGAACTTTTCGTTGCAGACTCTCAACGGTATCTTCCGGACGAACCACGACTTCAGTGAGATTGCAGAACTCACGATCTCGCAGGATGATCTCTGAGCACGGGTTGGTCCCAAACTCGTATGATGCGTCACGACGCTCACCCAGACGCTCCACTGTCTTACGGGTAGCCTCACGGTTGAAGATACCACGCTCACCGCTCTTGCTCTTGTAGAGAGACAGCCACTCTTCCATGAATGTTCCAATCTCTGGCTTTTCCTTGTAAGCTACCGAGTTATTTGCAAGGGCGCGTTGTGGATTCGCTTCCCACCATGCACCACTCTTAGCTTCCCGCATTCTTTCGTCGGTAAGGTTAGATAGAGAAATAAGAGCCGATCTACGCACTCCTCCGACCACGACAATCTCTGCAACTTTACAAACGATATCGTGGCACTCGATTGAAGTGAGCTTTCGTCCTGCTGCTCGTTTAAAAGTATCGCAGGTGAATTTGAAAAGATCCTCAAGAGGTCTTGGCCCTGAAGCCCTACCACCAAAGGTTTTGAGCCTTGCACCAGCAGGGCGTACCTTAGAGATGTCCCATTTAGGAATCTGACCTCCAACGAGAAGGGATACAAGTTCCTTGAAAGCCTTAGCCCAGCCAGCCTTAGAGTCATCCACAACGATTGTCGTATCGCTTTGGCTGAAATGTTCAGCGATTGTAGGAAGCTTCTCGACATATTGGCGTTCCACCGAGAAACCGACCCCGGTTCCACACATGAGGATATATAGAATTTCATCGAAAGCACGCAGACGATTTACAGCGACATAAGAACAATTATAACCGGCGGTATTGTCACGACGAAGTGCTTCTCCTGAAGTCATGAGAGCACGCATTGAAGGCATTATCTCAAGGTTGAGAACAGCATCTTCTAGTTCCTTACGAAGAGCTTTGGTAAGATGATAACCTTGATTCTCTTGAAGGTGATTCTCAAAGAAATCAAAATATCTGCCAACCGTCTCCTTCCAAGTTTCGCGTCTGTTTTCCTTTTCAAGCCATCTTGAGTATCTTGAAAGATGGATAAAATCTTGGTACAAAGTTGGTAATGACATATATTCAATCTCCTTTATGATTAAGACAAGTTGTATTTATTTTGCTGTTAGAACCTTCCAGGATTCTGGAAACAGTTCTGAAATAATATTGGATATAGCGGTAGAATATTCACGAACTTCCCATTGTGCATGGGGATCTGAACGGAGTTTACAGACTCTCGCGTAGGCGGCTAGGGAGCCTGTCCAGAACCATTCTGTGTATGTACCCTGTGGGAGGACGAACCGAGCCTGCTCAGGTGCCACGCCCTTTGCCAGAAGGCTACGGTAGATCCCAAGAGCATGTTCAGTAGCAGAATCGTAACCCAAATTACAATAGTTATAGTTGTCATTGTACTCCATAAAATCATCGGAACCCTGCTTGGCTCCGTTAGTGGGCTTGTCTCTCCACCGGGGATTATAGACTTCCGGTTCTTCGGTCACATAACGACGGGAAATCTCGTTCTCCACAAATCCCACTTTTGATTTAAAGAGCTGGGTTCGAATTGAAATTGGTGCCTTGATGCGAAGGCAAATCTGGGGATGTGCAAAAGGTGTCCAGTGTTGGTGCTTTGCAAGATAAGAGATGAGTTTCTTATCCTTTTCCTTCAGCCTGAAATTGTATCTGTGTTCGATTACGGATCGACTATCAACATCAATCTCTTCTTTGATGTCGAAGTCAAATTCTGATTCCTTGGCGAAAGACACGCGAGCGGCATTGACCACCAAGAGATCCGATCCCATGTGGTCAACATACTCAACATGCCCCTTGTCAAGTACCGGTATCTTCGTTTTTGTCAGATTCGTCGTCATAATATAAAAACTTCACATTCTCTGTTTCTGCAAAAGACTTTGCATAATCAATTGCCATTTTCCATAATTGCGGATCTCGTTCTTTCACATAAGTGGAGAACAATGACATGAAGTCAAGAAGGGCATCAGCCAGTTCGTCGCCCGTCTCTTCATCTAATGGCTCTTCGTCTGGTCCTTCGTTTTCTTCCATTGGGTCATCCTCAGTTTCGCTTCCATACCAGTGAATGAATATGTGCGAAGCATATCCATTATACCAGAAATCTTCATCCCAGACAAGACCATCTCGTTGATATCCTTGTGACGAATGCAGGAAGGCAGGATCGTGACCCTATGGCCCTGATCAATCAACTTTTCCATCGCAAAGCAAACATTGCTGTTTCTTGGCTCATTGTCCAGAACGAATATCAGTTCCTTATCCTTCAGGGTTGAAGGTACTTTATCTATGGTGGACAAGCCAGTTGAAGCAACACAATTAGACAAAAAAAGCGAGTCAATTGGACCCTCTACGACGAACACAGGACCTTCCAGTTTTCTCCACAATCCATACCATTTGTCGGAATCTTCTGACGCACGAACAGTGATGTAACGGACTTCTGCATTCTTGTCCAATGCTCTACCCTGTGCTGCAATGATATTTCCTTCTGCATCATAAAAAGGAATCACGAATCTCGCTTCCTTCTTGACTTTTGCATTCGGATCTATGGTCTTTGCAAATTCCGCAAAGTCTTCTGCATAAAGAAGTTCATCCCACTTTTCAACCGGAATCATTCTTCGGTCTGCAAATCTCACGGCTTCGTTGCTCTTGGGTAAATCTGACAGTTTAGGAAGGACCGATTCCTTGGAATCTGTCCTTATAGGAAGGACAGATTTTGGAGGAATGACTACAGGTCCAGTACGACCAACATGAGCATTCTTTTCCTTCCATTGCTCGTAGGAGTATTCCTTGTGAATACCAGCATCCATGTCCTTCAGAAAAAAACTGAAAGATTTTGATACGCCACAATTGTGGCAGAAAAAATACCACTCACCCTTCTTCAGGATGAAGAACCCCCTAGCCTTAGTCTTCTTTTTTGAAGAATCTCCACAAAGGGGACAGGAACAATTGTAAAGACCTGCCTTTTTTCTCTTGAAGTTCTTCAGTCTGGGGGAGATCATGTTGATGTATTTTTCGTCTATCCATGTCATATCTTCCAATCCTCGACCTTCTTGCGGGAGAACTTGTCATCGGCGGTTCGCATGTCGAACCCCTTACCGTAGTTCTTCTCTTCGGTCTGATTGGCTTTCAGGATTCCAGATTGTGCCGTATTCGGAGCATCCTTGAACTTCATCATGGACCGATCCAGAGACAGGATGAACTTGCGGTTCGCCATACCGTCATTGTAGCGGTTCTTGAGCTGCTTTACAAGGATCTGCTTCACCTCTTCCAACTCTTCGGTGCTGATGAGGGCAAACATGAAATCCGCCGTCATGGGCAATCCAAAGCTGTCTGAAGTCTCGGACATGTCGATGTCTTGGTTGCCGAACCCTTCACGGTTCGTCTGGGTAGCCGTCCACAGAGGTAGACCATATTCCACAGCCAATCCACGCAGTTCCTCTGCGATTGATTTGACATACATGTAAGTGTTCACACCACCGCCCATCTTGAAGCGGGAGCTTGCGCAGATATTCAAATAATCCACAAACAGGACATCAGGGACAAACTTCTTCTTAAGACGAAGTTCCTCCAGCAAAGCCCTGAAATGATTCACGGTTGCCGTCGCGGTCGGATACTCCTTGATGATCAGCTTGCCCTTGACATTATCTCGGATTGAATCCATCTTCTTGTCATAGAGTTGCTTGGGAATCTGCTTGAGATTGTCCATAGAGACATTCATCAAATTAGCATCGATGCGTTCAGCAATACGCTCCTCTGCCATCTCGCAGGTGATGTAAAGAACATTCAGATTCTGGCTTAGGCAATTCGCAGCATGATGGCAAAGGAACATGGACTTTCCGACCCCAGTCGGAGCAATAACGACATTCAGGGTCTTGGTGGGTGTGCCACCTGCTGTAATCGTATTCATCATTTCAAGATCAAATGGAATACGCTTTTCCTTGGTATGGTAAAATTCAAATCGAGTCTCAGCATCATCGATGTAATCATGACCGATATGGGTATCGAAAGACACAGCAAGAGCATTGGAGAGGATCTGTGGAATAGCTCCCTTTGTCTGTGTCTTTGACTTGCCGTCGATGATATGGATGGATTCTAGAACCGCATTATACAATGCACGATCTTTGCAAAATTTTGCAGTCTCATCAACAAGCCATTTATCATCCAGAGTTTCATGTTCATCGAATACCTTGTTTATGAGTTCCAAAGACTTTTCCAAAGTGCTCTCGTCCAGATCGGTTCTGTCTCCGAGAATGATCTGAACCGCTGCCTTTGTTGGAAGTGAATTATATTTATTGGTGTACTCAAAAAAGATGGAGAACATAATCTTGTTCTCTCTATCAGAGAAATAGTCCTCCCGCAGGAACGGGAGGACCTTTCTTGTGTACTTTTCGTTGTGGGCTAGTTGTTGTAGTATGGTGTGTTCGATCATACAGCCATGTTACCAGAAATGAACCCAAAAATCAAGGTCTTGGATTCTTGTCGTAATAAGAAACAATGAACTCTTTTCTTGCCAATTCAAAATCGTGATCTGTCATGATTTTGATCAATTGATCCACATCTGTCTTTGGTTCCCATCCCAATTTGACTTTTGCTTTAGTCGAGTCACCGAGCAATTGATCAACTTCAGCAGGTCTGTAA